TTAATACTGCATCGGTAGATGCAAACATTGTAGATATTAAAGCCCCTATTGAAGATGCTGTTCCTTTTCCGCCTGAAACTCCCCAGCCAGAAACCACATGCCTCCATTTGGCAGAGGTTGCACCAGCGTTTGTTAGGGTGGATCTAGAAAAGTTTTCTACTAGGGAAAGTAAGGCTTTTAGTCTAGAAGCAACTACATTTATTTTACGTTTTTTTCTTGACATTATGCAGTTGTATCTCCAGTAACGTACCAAGAGTTAGTAGCGTGTTTTTCAGCTATAATTGAAGAATATTGAACTCTAGTTTTAAATCCGTTATCTGAAGCAACTGCTGTTGCTGGACTTGTTACAGAAACTGTTACTTGTCCAGCTCCCATTTGTCTAATTTCAAAATAAGAGCCTATAGGAAATAAAACGTCTCCAACATCATTAGGGATTGTTACTGTTATATTAGACCCAGATGATGTATGAATTATTTTATACAGGTCTGAGGATGATATGGTTCTTGCTGTTCCAGACTCACTTATATATTGTAGCTTTTCATCAGACTTTAAATCTAATGCTGCTTGTGTTGCTGTTGATATTGGTTTGTTTATATCAGATGTATTGTCTACGTTTGACAAATCTGCTATTGCTTTTGCTGTAGCAGGTCTGTTTCCTACAAATATTGTTCCTGCCATTGATGGGTGATACTGACATGCATAAAATAAACTTGGTTCTGGTGCAGACTGACTTAGCTCTACTAAAATAGAACCATTATCTGTTCCATTATTTGTTATTCCTGTTGAATAAACATTTCCAGAGCTATAGGCTCCAGAAACAGTTTGAATCCAAAATGGGTGTCCTGATGCATTAACTACTATTCTATATCTTTTACCTTTTTCAAAATGCAAAGTTCCATTTGATATACCATTTACTGTGTATGATCCCGTTCCAGCATTTGTTATATAGTAATCTATTGCAGCTTCTGTTTTTGGAACATATGTTGCAGTAGCTGTAGATGTATCTAGTTTTGTTCCTAGAGCAGTTGTTATTGTTGATGCATAAGAAGCATCATCGTTAATTGCTGCCGCCAACTCATTTAATGTATTTAGTGCTTCTGGAGCTGAATCTAAAAGGTTTGATATTGCAGTTGAAATTGCTGTATTTCTATCTGTAACTTCTTGGCTAATTGCTGATGTAAGCTCTGAATCTCTTGTAATTGATGGACTAATTTGTGTATCTGGAACATATCCGCTTGCATCAAGTTCTGCTACACCCTCAACGTTGCCTAAAAGACTTATCGGTATATAGGTTTCTGCAGATGTATTGCTGAGCCCTGAGACTGCTGTATCAACATAAGTTTTTTCTGCAATAACTGATGTATCTACATCAATTGTGTGTGTTCCCGCAGTGTCATTATATGTAAAATTAATTCCTGTGCCTTCAACTAGTGTGTCGTTAATATAATCTTGCACCAATTCAAGCAACTCTGCTGGTGTTGTATTAATATATGGCAAAACTTGCCACCTTGAAGTATTGTCGTTTGCAATACCCACTTTAAATTTTTTATTAGTTATATCATAACCCATTTCGCCTGATTGCAAAATTGGATTATTTGTTGTCCAGTTTGAGGCCGTGTCTCTTCTTATCTGTATTCTAATTGCCATTATCCAACTCCCCCGTCAATTCCTGTTTGAGAATTGTATTGCTGTCCAGAAGTACCGCCATCAAATATAGATAAGTTTGGATTATATGATCCAGCGTATACTGTATGTACATCTCCATCATATGTATGTATGTGATTTTCAAGAACATATTGAGAAGCATTCACTGGCATCCAGTCTGAGCCAGTATGCATCATCAATGCATTCATTGTTGTATTATAATATAAAGACCCAGCGTGGCCCGTAGACGGGTTTTCTGATAATGAAGGCAGAGACAGTGTTGCTAAGAATTGTCTTGCCATGATTATCCTGTGATAACTACTCTATACGCTCCACTTGCTGGCGCTGTAGCAAATCTTAAAGTAATTGTATTCAAGGATGTGCGCTCTACGTCTGTTTCAACAAGTGCCTTTGATCCGCCTGTTTCATAGACATTAACAGTTACATCGTCTGTATTTAGATTATGAGTAATAACAAAAGATGTTTCATTTGTTGTATTAGATATATTTTCTGCATATTTTCTTGTTATTGCATGGTATGATCCGCCAACTGTACCAATCTGCCATACGTCTGAAGCTTCATTCCATAGAATTTCAGCATCTGAAGCATCTCCACGCTCAACTTTAATTCCAGCATCTGCTACTGGTGTTCCTGTTGCGTTGCTATTAAGATTGATCTTGTTATCAACAATATTAATTTCTGTTGTATTTACAGCATTAATAGTGCCTGTTACGTTTAGGTTTCCACTAACATCTAAGTTTCCAGCGATTGTTACGTTTTCTGGCAAACCAATTGTTACTGTTGTGCCTTCACCTGATGTAGGACTTACAGTTATTTCATTATCTGTTCCTACAATGTTTGCTACATAATCGCCAGTTGTTTGTGAACCAAGATTTACATTCTTGATATCAACTGCGCCATCAGTTACTGTAAAATCATTTGTGTTAAAGGATGCAACACCACGATTTGTAGTTGTTGCAATTTCTGCATCTACTGTTAATGTTCCTGCAGCGTCATCGTATGTTACATCGATACCTTCTCCAGCAACAACTTGTGAAGCAACAATATCCTGAACACGCTCAGCGTTTAATGTTACTGCACCTTGTGTTACTGTAAAATCTGTTGAATCAAATGAAGCAACACCTTTATTTGTAGAGGTTGCATCTTCGGCAGAAATTGTTACTGTAGTACCTGAAGCTGATACATCAATACCTTCTCCACCCTTAATTGATAAGTCGTCGGTAAGAAGATTAATTCCTATTGGTGAATCTGCATCATCAAGAATTGTAAGTTCTGTTGCAACATCTACTTCGCTTGCTGCGGTTAATCTACCTTGAGCATCTACTGTAAAAGTAGGAATCTTTGTTGTAGATCCGTAATCTCCAGCTGAAACTGTTGTATTATCTAAATCAAGTGTTGTTGTTCCAGCTGTATCGCTATAAGTTGCTGTTAAACCAACTCCACCTACAATTGCTGAACCAATTACATCTTGAATAACTTCTGTGGAGCCAGACATTGGCATCCATGGGCCGTTAGGAGAGGTAAGCCCATTGTAGTAGTACATTGTATTTGTAGATGTGTCATAGTAAATCTGACCTACTACTGGATTTGATGGTGCTGAACTTAAATTCTGAATTCGTGCATTGAGCAACTCATTTTTATTGAGGTCAATGTTAGTTACAAATAATCTTGCCATATTTACTCTCCTTTAGGACAGGTACGCTGTCCCTGAAAATGGTTGTGCCATAGTCAGTGTAATTTGGTTAATACTATTATAGTCTATTCCCGTTTCTAATATGTCTCCTGCGCTATTTTTTACAGTAACATTTGGATTATACCCTAGGTTATGGGTTATTTGTAAAGAATAAACACCGTTTACTGGCCCAGTGATCTGGTTTATGTTCCATGGGTATGTTAGTGTTCCAGTACTTAAAAGGTAATTATTCGCTCCGTCCCAGGTAAGATCGTTAAGCTTTGGACCGTAAAACCTTGTCGTGTTCTTATCGTAATAAAAATCACCTTCAAGGCCTATGGAGTTCGAAGGTGCTCCAGTTCCATTAAGGATGGTTCTTCCTCTTGGGCCTTGTGGTCCAGGGGCGGATATAACTACATCATTTTTAACTTCAGTTACTATGATTTTTTCTGTCATATTGTCACCGACCTACTTAGCGTAAGATATCCCTCAAGAAGCTTAGTCTTGTTTCCATTAGAGTCTGTAATCATAATATCATAAGAAGACTTAGGATAAAAAAGAGAATTTGTTTGAGCTGGACTCATTTTTATTGTTAAACTTCCAGCGCTTTCGTTTATAGATATGCCTGAAGTTGGTGAAGATAGTGTAAATGCTAATTTAGACCCACCCTTTGTATCCCTAACCTGCATTTTTGCTGATGCACCAGTTAAGGCTATTGGTAAGTCATTATTGTCTTTATACTCTACAATAAATGAAAATGTAGTATTTTGATCTACTTCAAAATTCTTTTGGGCTGCCATAAATCTCCTAAAATAGGAAAACTCCTATGCTTATTTTAGCACAGGAGTCGTCCTAACTACTTTATTAAATTATGACTTCTTTGTAAAACCGAAAGCAGGCTCGTTTGTATTAAGTGCTTTTAGAATTACTGGCAGTACTGCTGCAATTCCGCCCTTAAGTAAGTCTCCTGGGTCAGTATTTCCAGTCATGTAAAGAGCAATAGCGGCACCTAAAAAGTGACGTCCATAGCTTGCCAACGCTGCTAGAATCTTCTCTTGCATTGTTACCTTTCCATCATTGTTAAGATCTTGTTTAATTGTTGCCAATTTAGATCCTCCTTATTTCTGGGCATTGTGCCCAGGAATTTTGGGTCTTACCCCAATATCTATTATATACCTATTATGCGGAAATGTCTACAATCTCACAATTTCCATCTGAAGTGCAGGCTAACGTTTGAGTTCCACTAGTGCCGTCTTCTGTTTCATAAAAAGATAAATCTTCCCATCTAATATTTGATGGCATTTTAGCAAGAAGCTCCAAGTATTCTTCTTCTGTAACCTCTTGATACGGGGCTTGCTTATAAGAATGATCTGAATGCGGAAGGAACGAAATTCCAGACACTTCATCAAAATGCTTATATACCCAAGCGCCTACTTCCATCCACTCATCTTCTTTAACAGATACAGTGATAGATGGCTTATGCTCACACCAAGCTCTTTGATATACCAACCATGTATTTAAATGATCAATAGCATTTAAATGATCTCTTGTAATTGCTCCTTCTGGAGCTTTTACTGGAAATGAAAATACATAAGTATCATTTGGCTTCATGAAGTCGTCTTCTACTGGAATTCCGACTTCCTTTAAAAATGTTGACAGTGGATCCTTTTTGTCTCCACGGACTGTACGAATATAATACTGAGAATGCCAAGCATGCATTCCAGAAGATACTCCAACCAGCTGAGAAACAGTTCCTGAAGGCTTTACGCAAGTTATTGCTGCAGATTCTTGAATGCCAATTTTTGTTGCCTCTTCTTTATTTGTTTCTCTAGCGTATTCTCTTAGACGTCCTAGTGCATCTTCTAGTTTATTCAAATCTTCTTTACCAGAAAAGAACTTATTACCGAACTGCCCTGTAAGAGAAACACCCAGTAGGCGTTCTTCTTCTGTATTATCTTTCCAAATTTTACGAAGATACTTAAAGTCTGTAAGAGTAGATTGCCAGGTTCCAAGTATTGTTGCAAGTCTTACTTTTTCAGCTACTGTTTTTGTGGTGTCGCTTTCACGAATTACAACTTCTGATAGGTTGCAAAACTGATAAGGACGAAGGATAATTTCTGAACAAGGATTAGTTCCATAGTGAATTTCTGGATCTCTACGACCCCATCTAGATGCCTGCTTTTGTGCTGCTGCAACATTATATATGCCACGCTCTCCTGACTTTGAGTCATAAAGATTCTTCCACTCAGCAATAAACTGTTCCATCTCTGGTTTACGAGAATATGCTACTGAGTTATTAGACAAAGCTCTTTGAGAATTGTTTTCCCACCAGTTTCCTGACTTTGCTGCTGCCATTTCAATATCATTAATGTTAGACAAAGAAATCATTGCAGAACGACGCACTCCGCCAACCACTACAACTTCACCTATCTTACACATTATGTCATGTGCCTCGATAGGCTTTAACTGACGACCCGCTGCTTGCTTAAACTTAGCAATAGTAAAATCAAAAAGATTAATAAGTGGTTGTGGTCCTGAAGATCTTCCGCCCATAGTCTTTAAACGTGCACCTGCTGGGCGAAGTTTAGAAACATCTACAGATGGAATTTGACCAGCCCAAAGCATTGCAAGAAGTTCACGATAAGATTTTGCCCAGCCAGTCTTAGAGTCTTCTACTACAATTGTAGTTGTAGATTTTTCAAATGACTCTGGGACGGCAGGAAGCTTGTTAACATATTTATATTCAACAGAGAATCCAACACCTGTTCCACACATCAAGATATACATTGTTTCATCAAAAGAACGAGGTGAGTCTACTGGGACAAATGAGCAGTTATATCCTGCTACATGGTCTCTATCAAGAGCAGCACCCGCAGTCATGACTGCTCTCATGGAAGGCATTACGTTTCGATTATAAACTGCCTCTTTTAAATCTTTAATAAGCTTTTCATCTGGAACATATGAATAGTTTTTGTCCAGGTGGTTGAGAATAAAGTTAAAATATCTATCTACTGTTTCTCCCCATGTCTCACGTCTATTTTCTTCTGGCATCCAACGTGCATAACGAGATAAAGCAATAAAATTTTCATATGGATTTTCAATAATCCTTGACATTTTGAATAATACCTTTCGTCCGCCTTTTACGGTTAATAATAAAAATTAAGTAAGTGCTCTATTCTATCAAAGAATTATTTAAAAGAGAAGAGCTTATGAAAACTTTTTAGAAAGTCTTTCAAAAGCATTCTTAGTCAACTGATCCCAATTATAATCTTTATGTATTTTAGTAGACTGTGCATAATAGTATCCAAAATAAGCTTTACTGTTTATTACTACATCATACATTAAATCTTCTAAATGTTGTCTATCTGGTCTAAACATTTGTCCAACATGTGGATCTCCTACTGCTTTTGGCAAAGTATCACTTGTTAGTTGAGACTTTAACTTTAATGGGCCTATATAATTACTGTACTGTGCCCAATCGTATGTTGAAATAACTGGCATTCCAGTTGCTAATCCTTGAAGCGGGATGAAACCAAAACCTTCTCCCCAAGACGGGTATACTAAAGCATGATGGCTATGGAACAAAGATACTAAATCTTCTTCAGAATATTCTTCTGTAATTATAGTAATATTATTATATGCTTTATCTGGATTAACAAATTCATTATTTTTATCATATATTCTAACGGTATTAAATCCATGAGCTTTAATTGTTAAATGATAATCTGGGTTGTTTCCAAATAACTTTATAAATGTTTCTACAACAAGCTGCCCATCTTTTCTTGGAGAAGGCTCACCAACATGTAAAAACTTAAATGGCTGTCCTGGTTTTAAAACTCTTCTTTTTGGTTTCCAAATATCTTCTATCCCATGTGGATAAACATATATTGGTTTAGTTACACCATTATTTTTAAAAACTTCTGCTACCCAATCTGATGTGGCCCAAACTTCGTCACAAACATTAAACTTTTCCACCCAGTCTTTACGCATACTTGTAGATTCCCACGGAGTATAACCAATCTGATATTGATTCCTGTGTAATTTAAAATGATGAGGTTGTGTAAAATTTAATTGAATATCAGATTTAGGATTTGCAAATGAAACTTCATATCCTAAATTATTTAAAGATTTAACTATATTTTTTCCAGCGTAACCGAATCCAACGGCTGGATTGAGTCCTGCTTTAATAGTGTAATAGGATATTTTCATTTATTTTCTTAGTCAACTGGCTTGACACCTGCTGCCAAACAATGTTATTATAGTAGTTCGTTATCTCTAGAGGAGGAAATGCCAATGGAGAATATCAAACAACGTTTGAGCGATGTTGCTCATAACTGGTCGTATATAGGAATGATAACATTATTTTTATTTACTGTCCAGCCTGGTCCAACAGTAACTCAAGCTTTGCAGGTGGAAACACCTAAATCAACAGTACAACTAAAGAAAGAAACCTTAGAGAAGTACAGCAATACTGTATACAAGCCTTCTGAGATGCTGACAGACGGAGAACTAAAAGAGCTCTTATCAGCTGTTGGCTTTGAAGGAAAAGCCCTTAAACAGGCTTGGGCTATTGCTAAGTCAGAATCTAATTCAAGACCTATGGCTTACAATGGTAACAGGAAAACTGGAGACAGTTCCTACGGAATTTTTCAGATTAATATGTTGGGTAAACTCGGCATTGATCGTAAAGAAAAATTTGAATTAAAGTCAAACATACTATTGTTTGATCCCGTAATAAATGCAGAGATAACGTATTATATGACCAAAGGCGGAACCGATTGGTCATCCTGGTCTTCATTAGGTGGAGACCGATATAAGGAATTTTTATTAAAGTTCCCAAATTAGAAAGGAAGGTACATGAAGATACAATACGTGTCTAAGTACCTGTCCCTTGCAGAAGAAGGCCTTGTTCCTAGACTAGAATGTCCAATGGATCAGGGCCTTCTTCTTTGCAACCTATCAGTCAACGAAGAAATATTTTTATACTGTATATCTTGTAACTACAAACAATATCTTGGTAATGCTATGTATGATAAAATAGTAAGCCAAGTAGAAAAGAATTTAAATGAAGCCTAAAAAGCTACAATACGATTTGTACCACCCTGTGTTCGAACCTATAGGCTATATGAAGAACGTAATGCCAGACTGGTTTAAAAAGATAGAAAAATTTTCGGGTGGTAAGTTGAGCATAGCTCCTTCTACCATAACAGTTAAAAGCTGTGCGCCATTTATGGATGCATTTTTGACTGGATATTATATTCCAGCTCCAGTAGATTTTTTAGTAGAACAAACGCCGCATGGACCAAAAATAAGCTGGAATTGGTTTGATTTTGATTATCAAGAAACAGATTTTATAATTGAAAGAGATAAAGGCATGGTGCCAACTCTACCTATACCTCAAGGATATCATGACAATCACTTTTCATGGAGTACAAAACAAATTCTTAAGGTAGAAGATGGGTATAGCTTATTAATAACACACCCTTTAAACAGGGACGACCTGCCTTTTAGGACACTTTCTGGAGTGGTTGATGCAAACTATCCTATGAACGGTGGAAAATTGCCATTTCTTCTTCAGATGGGGTTTGAGGGTATCATAAAGGCTGGCACTCCTATTGCTCAGATTATCCCAATAAAATCAGAGCCTTGGGTACTTGAAAGAAATACAGATTTATTGAAAGAGGCTAAACTGGCAAGAAGCGAATCATTAAAGCATATTATTGGATGGTATAAAAATAAATTCTGGAGAAGAAAGGAATACAACTAATTATGGAAACAAATGAGACATTTCAATGTTCTTGCGGTTGTCCGCAAAATAATTGCACATGCTGCTGTAGCAAATCGGAAGGATGTGGGCACAGATGAGTAATGGATGCTGCGGTGGTTCATGTGCATGTGGTCAAGGGTTAAAAATTGAGACAAATAGTGCAAGTGCCGAAAAAAGTGAAAATTTCAGTGCGGCGGAACTAGAAGAACCCATTTTCGAATATAACAATATTAATATTATCAATGAGTGGAGAACTCCACAAATATATCCCCTTACAGATGGAGCTATAAATGAATGAAGAACAATTACCTGATGGAGCAATAGTAAAAGAAGCAGGGTCAATTGAAGACAATCTGCCAATGGTTACATATATCATGCTTCACAGAATTTATGATCTACTTTCGCTAATTGCCGACAAGGTGGCGGGAAGCGAAGATACAGCAAAAATGGTGGGATATCATGAACAAGGCTATCTATTAGGCCCAGAACCTGCATATACACCTAAAGATGTACAACTAGGAGAAGAGTAATGGCATATACCCAGGATCAGATGGAATTTGCTCATATGGTAGTATTTAGACTAAAAGAGATACTAGCTGTATGTCCAAATGTAGATGAGAATTATTCATGTTGGACAGTAAATCAGACTGCCCACACCAGATGTTATGATCTTATGGTCTTATTGGCTGAAATTACTAATCTACCAGAGTATCTGCAGTTCTTAGGTAATCATCCTGAGACCAAATCTAATCCATATGGGTTTATAACCCAAGTTCCTCCCGCCCGAAAAATAGTTGAAGAAACTGTTGACTTAGAAAGTGAAGTATAATACAATATGAATGTGTAGGTAGAGACATTCCCGTGTCTCCCTATATAATGTATAGCAATATACTAGAAAATCCCAATCGGATCCGCCTCTGATTGGGAATTTTTCTTTATATAGTATTATTCTAGTCGACTAGATTATTTTTAATTTCTTTAAGAACAAGTTTATCCATTTTAGAATTTGTAAAAATATCATATTTTTTAGCAAGTCCTATCCAACGACCAAAGTATTGATGAGAATCTACGCAGCTATCTGAATATTCAATAAGTGCTTTAGACATTGCGAATCTTTTCATCTGTATTGGTCTATCTGTAATAAACTCTACAGTAAATAATGGTTCACCTTCTTCAATTTTAAAGGTTCCAACACTATCCCACATTTGAACTTCAAATACATGTGGTCTAAACCATTTAGATATGTCGAATGCTCCAGGAATTGAGGTCCCATAGTTCATATATCTAGGCTTAAACATGATAGGTGGACCAAATAATGGAATTGTCGACTCTTCTGAAAAGAACATGTGTTTAATTGAAAAACTAACTATTGCTGCATCTTTAATTACCGACTTTCTATTTACTCTTGCAGCAAAATATCCTTCAGTAATATTCCATACTTGAGGATTCTCAGGATCTGAAAAGTCATAACCATATTCCATAGTGAAAGGAGCTTTAAATACCCACATATTTTTAAGTCTAGCTGATGCTGCAGGACATGACATATATGTTTGAATGGATCTGTCGTTTTTTGATTCTGGCATCCGCCTAACTAGGCTAGAGTATACATTCTCAGGATCTGGATATAGTAAATTGTATTCGCCTACTAACGGCTCACTTGTTCCAGCAGATGAATAGGGAGACCAATATATGACTAGAGGTTCTTTTGACTTTAATCCCATAAATTTCTACTTATATTTTTAATACATACTGAACAGTAATTCTCCAGTACACCCTTATTGTTTAATCTTTGAACATATTTAGGTCTATCACAAAAGTCACACTTGATTTCTTCTGTCATATTTTATACACTTCTCCTTATATATATTATATATGTTTTTTATTGGATACTTGGGAATTTAGATTTTAGCAAAACCCCCCCTCCCCCCATAAAAAACTTTTATGTGAGAAAGAGAGAAGCTTCACCAAACTCCCAAGAAATACTTGGTATATTTGAGTCTCAGTGTAAACCCCCCGAAAACCAGTCTTAAGTATAGCATTGCAAAAATTGCGAAGTCAATAGTTTCAGCCATTTTTATTTGCACTAATGGCATAGTATCTTAATGCACTAATGGTATATTAATTTTAGTCGACTAGTATTTTTATTTTTACAAAATGTTAATATAATTTTAATTTGTATGATACACATCTTAAACGATGTCCGATTTGTCCGATAGTGCGCCCATAAATGGTGTTTTTGTGGTGTATCTCACAAAGTATTTTTTCAATTTGTCTCTTATGTCCGTTTTGCGAGTTGATATTTGTCGGTGGGGTAGTGTAGAGTTATATATATAACGAAAGGAGATAACCACAATGGATTATCTAGACTATATGGATGAAATCTACGAGGAATTAGTAGAGGAGTTTGGACACGAGATAGAAAGTCAGTGTGTCCATAATCACACCGATTAGAGGGTGTGTCGCCTTGATAATGTCGGTCATAGGTGATAGTCTTACAGACATAACAATTAAATAAGAATTAGAGCGTGAGCCTAGCAAATAAACCGAAAGGGTGAGCCTAGCAAATAATCGCTCCCAACAAAATTAACTAACGAAAGGTAGGTAGCCTAATGAGTGCTAATCTATACAATGTCCAATCCCTACTAGTAGGCAAGGCTTATCGTAGCCGTACCCTAGAGGGTATTATCCAAGACGCTGAGCCGTCTGATGTCTACTATGATAACGCTAATGCGTACCTAGTCCGTATCCGCCCTACTCATGGGCTATCTGATAAGTATCGTATCGTAGCCGTAGCGTGTGATTAGTATCACACCCTAACGGGTGCGTGTCGGCTTGATAATGTCGGTCAGGCCTGATAGTCTAACGACATAACAAAATAAACAAACGAAAGAATAGGAAATAAAATGAAACTAGAAGCAGCGATTTGGAATGGTAAGAAAACTAAGGTGCTAGCAGTAGAAACCTTCTACTCTACTAAAGAACTACTAGACTTTATGAAAGAACTACAAGTGATAGACAAGGACGCTAGTTATAACCTACTAGCAGTAAGAAAGGAAACTAAGTAATGTACGCTATGTCTTGGGAACTAAATAATCACGATTACAAATACGAAAGTATCCAACACGGATACGAGGTAATAGATACCTACGAAGATGAAGAAGATTTAGAGATTGAAGAAATCTCTCTTGATGAAATAATGGAAGATGGTTTTGATTTAGCAGAGGAGGATTTCTAAATGGAGATCGAAATTACTTGGGATTTCTTATATATCAATTCTGATTTCTTAGGGCTATACGCTAATATCCCTATGTATTTACTAATCGGAATACCCGCCCTAATTTATTCGGTGCGCTTGCTAAAGCGTGATACAGATAACATCTAAATAGCGGCGTGTCGATTTGACAAATCGGCAGCTGCCCGCAAGTACTTGGGGGCGTTATCCACAGCTTTATTCACACCTGTGGAAAAACCCTGGAATTTGAGCGTAAGTTATCCACATGATCTAAATCACAAAAAAAGTTTTGCGACACGCCCGAAAAACGGGTCAAAATGTCAGTGGTCTATGGTAGCCTATAGGCATAAGATAAAAAAAAGAAAGGTAGGTCATAAAATGACTACACTAAATAAAAATGAAATAATTGAATACTTAGTAGAAAATGATTTCTGCGTAACAGATAAAATCTGCGTATTTTGTTCAACACTTACAGACGGGTGGAATAGATTTTGCCCAAGATGTAAAGATTATAAGGGAATGACTTCCCTCTATGAAGCCGTAGAATACTACGGAACAGAAATTCTCCCTAACTAGAAAGGAAAAATAAATAATGGGTTACATTGAAATTTTTAGAATGAATGATGAGGGTGCTGGCTGGGTTGACCTCAGCGAGGCTACACCTCAAGAATTGCTAGACCTTGAAATTGGTTTATTTCAAGAGGGAGCTTTGTGATTTTTATCACAAGGCTTGAGCGTCTCAAAATTTGAGAAAAACCGATTTGGATTTGTAAATGTCGGTGGCTTTTGGTAAAATTGCTACCCTAACGAAAGGAAAACTAAATGAGAGCATACTCTATTGTTGATTTGCTAGTAGATACTTACTATGCGCCTACTTCTCTCCGCCGTCGTTTCAATGGCGGAATTATCAACCACGCAGAAAAGCGTGAAGATGTCTATCCACCCGAAGGCTATGAGGCTTTCGCTATTCGCTATCGCCCAACAGGTCGCCTAAATGACGAATGGGCTACTGTCGCTGTAAGAATTTCAGATTACTAAGAAAGGAAAACTAAATGAAACTAGATGAATTCAAGGCTCTTGTTATAGAGCAACGCAAGGCGCAAAAGGCGCAAAACCTAGAGGCTATTTTGTCAGTGGCTTCTGCTACAATTCCAACAACAACAGAACGAAAGGAAAACTAAAAATGAAACTAATCAAAACACTAAAGTTTGATTGCTCAATGTGCTATGGCGAGGGTTATCTTTACTATGGCGGTCAAGAGGATTACAACATAGAACCTTGTGATTGTAATTTGTCTGATGATGTATTTGACGGCTCTCTATTTGTAAAGGAACAGAACTAATGTATAAACTATTTACTTACTATGACGGAAAATTGGAATTCACACACCAATTCGCAGACGCTCTTGAAGCCTTTGAGGCTTTCGCAAGATGTAAAGATGTGGGTTTTGCTATTGAAAACGCAACCTATAATCTAGAAATGCCAACAGGCAAAATGTATACAAAAAACTTTGATAGAACAGGTTTGGTATCTCACCGATGATGACTAGAAAAGACTACATCGCTACCGCAGAAATTCTAAAGTATGTTAGCGATAAAACTCACCCTGCTGTATTTTCTAAAATGGTTGTTGATTTTGCGGAGATGTTCGCAAAAGATAATCCACGATTTGACGCAAATAGATTTTATTCTGCGTCAAATTATAAAATACCAACTTTCTCTAACTAAAAAATAAAGGACAGAAAATGGAAAAGAAAAATAAAGTAACTCGTGTTCAAGAATTGCGCCGCAGTAATGCGGCAACACCAATTCCTTCTAAGAAAAAATATAAACGAAAAACAAAAAATGAAAAAGAAAAATATCTAAAAACTTATTGCGAATTGATCGCTCCATTTTTTAGATAGTTGAAATTTCAACAAGCGCCCGCAAGAGCTGCGGGGTCGGGCGTGTCGTTACGGGTGTGATCAAAAACACCCTAGAATTTTTTGTAAAATGTCAGTGGGCCCTGCTATAATAGTGAACATAACGAAAGGTTAACTAATGAAATTAAAACGTTCTAACGATAGGAAAGTTGCTAATGCAGTCTCACCAAATGGAAAAACCCCAACAATTGCCAACACTTTTGGATTGCCTGCTGGTAAGGCTTTCTCGTGTCCTGGTGCCACTAGTGTTTGTGAGAGCGTATGCTACGCAGGAAAACTTGAAAAAGTCTACAAGGGTGTAAAGGCCGTACTTTTACACAATTGGGAATTGCTACGTAATGCGGACCGCATGGAGATGTTTGCATTGCTTTCCGATATGATTGCAGAATTCAAAACAGAATGCGTTAAAAAGAATGCGCCTATGTTATTCCGTATCCATTGGGACGGAGATTTCTTTAATGATGAGTACGCACACGCATGGCGCATGGTAATCGAAGAGCAGCCAGATATTCAATTCTGGGTATATACTCGTGTAAAGTCTGCAGCATTAATTCTTAAGGATATTCCTAATCTATCACTTTACTATTCAACGGATGATGAGAATAAAGAAATTGCTCATGATTTAAAACTTAATCAAGGTATCCGTCTTGCTTATCTAGGGAAGACATTCGCTGTCACTGAAAGCGTAATGAAAGAATTAACTGGTAAGCCTGGTGCTAAATGTCCTGAAAATATGAAACGCATTCCGCTTATTTCTACTAACGGTTCTGCATGCGTGTCATGCGGATTGTGTGTTTACAATAAAGCAGATATTAGATTTTCTGCGAGTAAAAAATGATTGCTGATTTAATTGGAGCTGTAATTGGAATTGCATTAATTAGTTTAATTGTGATTCCAATTCCTCTTGGAATTTATTTGGTGTTCAAGATCAAATAGGCCCGCAAGCTTGCGGGGTTTTCCACAGGCTTACGGGTGGTTGTGGATAACTCCTGGATTTTGTGACAATTCTCACAATGCCACGACACGCCGATAATGAAGTGGAAAATGTCGGTGGCTTCGGCTATAATTGCGCTATCAACAAACGAAAGGTAACAAATGCTAAATACAGATAACTGGGCTTCATACCCATTCTCCGTTGAGGGTGTAGATTTTGTATCTAAACTAGACCCACAAGGCTCATTCTATTCTCAGGTAGAACGCTTGCCTGCTGGAATCTTTACTGCTGAAAATGTTCGTATGGTAGGAGAACTTATTGGTAATCCCGCCCTAATGACTCGTCAAGAATTGCAGGATGAGTTAGACCGAATCAACGCAGGCGCTTCGCAGGCTCTAGTAGCCCTAGCCTAATAATGTCGGTGGGCTAGTGTATAATCTAGCCCACCACAACAACGAAAGGAAACAAATGATAGCCACCGCCACCGCTCTTATTCAGGCAACTGAAGAAAGTATTTTTGACGAGGAAGTAATGGGCTTTGCTCAGGCTTTCTGCCACCACGCTAAGGACTTGGATACTGAACAATTCGCTAAGTCTATTTATATTTATTCAACTATGCTTGCTTCTCTCGCAGTAGATAAGGCTATGAAAGTTTTACTAAATGAGGAACAGATTATAGACTTGATGAACGCTATTGACGAACTTGAAACAATGAGAGATGAGGTAATGAACAATGGGGAGTAATTTCGCAACCGATTTAGCTGAACTAGATTTAGGTTTATCTTTAGAGGATAGTATTGCTATACACTTATCTGCTAATCATTATCCACCCGTCCCCCGCTCAATGGTTCAACCTTGTATTGATGCCATAGATGCTTACTACGATGAGGATTATAATAGACTTATCACACTACCCGCCCCAATTACTTGGCGGGATCAAAATACCGCACCTGCTAACGCTATCGTAGAGGCTCACCACCTAGACGCTTGGCTGCCGCAGTATGACTAAAATCACACTCTAATAACTATACAGATGTCGGTGGGCTATGCTAGAATAGCCCTCCAAACAACAACTAACAGAAAGGAAGCAAAATGACCATAGGAAACAAAACCTATCAGGTTGGCGATTTATTCACCACCCTAAAGTCAAAAGAAACAGGCGTAATCAAAGAGATTATTCCTAACGCATCTGGCTCGGTGCGTGTCCGTCTGGCAACAGACAACGGCGAACGCTGGACAACTATCTCAGCGGATAGCCTAGCGTAATTATCGGCAGGGCTCACCGATAATGTCGGTGGGCTCTGCTACAATACTCACACACCAACTAACGAAAGGAAAAAAATGAGTAGAGGAAAAGCGATAAATGTAAAAATCGCAACAACCAAAGTTATCAAGGCTTTGGAAAACAAGTTAGACCAAATCAAGAAAGATAAGGCTAACCAAAAAGTCAATGAGGAGAAGTTCTCAAAGGCTCAAGAGAAATACAACAAGGAAGTTGCTAAGTTAGCACTTGCTCAAATCTCTAAGGCAGAGGACTTGTCTGCTCACACTCGCTACAATGGCGAAATAAATGTATCGTTCTCCTTGCCAAAGGGAACTATTGAACTTCCAAAAGAACCTGAAAAGGATTTTGAGAGTTTCCACGATTGGCAATACAAGGAAATGGTAGAGGAAATTGAAAATGCTATCCGTATCCTCAAGATGACGGACGAGGAAGTAGTTTCAACTTCAACTTACAACGCTATCGCAAGATACTTGTAATAAAATTATCCTGAGCAAGATACAAAACTGCTCACCACACCAACTACACGAAAGGAAATAAAATGTCTCCAATTCTAGATGTCCGTAAGGGTCGCTTCTATAAGAAAGGCGATGTCTTTACAACAGGCAAATCAGGAATTACAGGAACAATTAGCGAGATTGTCTCAATTAGACCTAATCTAACTAAGTTGGGCTTGAATACTGAAAATGGCTTGCGCTGGGCTATGGTCAAAATCGGCGCATAATTATTTAGGGGCTAGACAAAATCTAGCCCCTAATGTTATACTTCTTATCCCTACTAACAGAAAGTAACAAAATGAAAAATCGTTATCGTGTTGAGATCTATGACGAGAATAAGAATAATGACCTAACAATTTATTCTGAGCAAGGTGTAGATAAAGAATATCTAACTGAATTAGTATTTTCTAATCTCCGCCGTTTTTCAGGTAATGTTCGTGCTTATGTTTATGATAATCTAAAAAAGAAAAAGACAACAGCACTTTATTTACCAATGGAAGTTATTCCAAAGAAAACTGAACTAACAAAACTTCTTGGGTAAAGCTGGCCCCCAAATGCTGCGGGGTTTTCCACAGCTTTACGGCAGCCTGTGGATAACTCCTGAAAATTTGTGAGATTGATCACAAGAGACAATTCGGACATATAGTAACTAACTATAGACAATGTCAGACCCCCATGTTATACTTAGGCTCAATCTAACAAATGAAAGGAAAATCATGGCTCATAACCTTGAAACAAATGGCAATGAAGTTGCCTTTGCTTTGCGTGGAACTCCCGCATGGCACAATCTCGCAAATCGAATCTTCTCACAAGATGAAGATGTAACTACACAAACAATGCTTGATGAAGCAAAACTTTCCAATTGGAATGTTCGCTTGTCTCCATTGACTGACCATATCTCTACCGAATGGAACGATGTATCTAATGCTCAATTAGTTATTCGTGATAACCCATTCAATGGCGGAACTGATGTTCTTGCTACTGTCGGTAAGCGATATAAGCCTGTTCAGAATGAAGAACTATTTGCTTTCGCAGATAATATTCATGACGCTAATCCTGAGTGCCGTTGGGAATCCGCTGGCTCTCTAAAGAATGGTAAAGTTGTATTTGGAACTGTTGATGTTCCTCGCACAATGGTATTAGACCCACAAGGTGCTAATGACCAAACAAAACTTTATCTAATCGTATGGACATCACACGACGGCTCTGTTGCTGTTCAAGCAGCGATTACACCTGTTCGTGTTGTATGCCAAAACACGCTAAACCTTGCGATGAAGTCTGCTAAGCAATCTTTCAAGATTCGCCACACGCAATCTGTCGAAGGTCGCATTCAAGTTGCTCGTGAGACTCTTGGTCTTGCTCTTGGATACTTTGATGAATTCGAGAAAGAAGCGCAGGGCTTATTCAATCAAGCAATTACTGACGCTGAATTCTCTAAGTTGATTCAGACAATTTATCCTAAGCCTGATAAAGACGCAGCGAAAGTTGCTATTACTAAGTGGGAAAATAAAGTTGTCTTGCTAGATGACCTTTATCATAACTCACCGACTAACGCTAATATCAAGGGAACAAAATGGGGTGCTTTTAATGCGCTTACTGAACGCCTTGATTATTTCCGTTCGGGTCGTGGCAATTCCGAAACACTAATGGCTGGTGCTAGCGGATTTGACCCAATTCTTACCGCTGAGAAAAATAAAATTCTCAAAATGGTAAAAGCGTTTTAATTAAACGCAATAGACCTGAGCAAGTCTTTAAACTGCTCCACTTTTATTTGGTTCGTTAGCTTAGTGGTTAAAGCGCTACCCTGTCACGGTAGAGATCACGGGTTCAAATCCCGTACGAATCGCAATATGAGATAGCAATATCAATATGTGAGACGCCCCCATACGTGAAGGCAGCTTTTGTGATTTACGGCACATGTAAAAAAAATCCTGGAATCCCCTTGATATTTGTCAGTCCAGGGGTGTATAATTCTCGCCATGACAACAAATGAAAGGAACACAATGGAAAACACTATCGAGGTCCCAACGACCTACAATGCTAATAACCTTGTTCAATATAAGGATATTACTGACGGAGTTGTTACATTTCCAATCATCAAGGTTAATGACCTTGAATATAAATTGGAGCGTATCAAGAACCTAGAAGACTTTTTGTCTCGTTCGCAGGGAACAATTAGCAAGATTATAGATAACCTATCTGTAGAAAGTTGGTACAACCCAAATACAGATAAAGAAACTATTCTTGCAGAACTTTGCGAAATCCTAGACCATGAGCCAAAGCAGGAAATTGTAATCAAAGGAACAATGACATTCGAGTTGCGCTATGACTGCCCTCTTGAAGAGGTTGAAGACTTTGATGCTCGTTACTTTGCACAAGATGTGCTCACGCTAGATGCATACAACGGAGATGTAATCGTAGATTCATTTGATGTTGAAGATGCGGATATCGAGTTCTAATGTACTTTGAACTTACCGCTCCTGATAGGCTGTCTCTTGAGATGGCCTATTGGGAAGCACAAATTTCTGGACTTGACCCTGAATTCATGCCGCCATTGACTTTCAACATTGGAACTGGTAGTATTGAGAAAGTAAGTCGCATTCGTGATAAGTTTAATCTAAAAGAAACTTATACAGCAGATGCAATAGAAACAGGATACACTAGGAGTTAAAATGGATTATCAAGAGGGATTCCAAGACGGCGTGACATTTGCTCGTGAAGTTATCATTGCTAATATTCGCCAATGGGCTGAGAGTTCTGATGACGGGCAGGTCTATGATGACATTGCTGACCGCATAGAATTTGGCACGGTGGATTATGACCTCTGAGGATCTAAACAAATGGATTGGCTGCGATCAATGCAGCTCAGCTCAAGCTAAATTCTTAGTTAAACTAATAGAAGGTGAGCTAGCTTTTTGTGGCCACCACTACGCAAAGAATAAAGAGGCACTTGACAGCAAGGCCTATGAGGTAATAGAATTGGACCGTGTAGAAGAAGCGGTCCCTGAACTAGAAAAGGCGGAATAAAATGGGAGATAGAGCAAACTTTGGATTTAGACAGTCCAATGAGAATGTAGTGTTTTTGTACGGGCACTGGGCAGGCCATGGCATGCTTGAGAAATTGGCAGACGCTGTCACTGCAGCACGGCCAAGGTGGACCGACGAATCATATGCAACACGTATCGCAATTAGTCATTTGGTAGGTGAAGACTGGAACCAGGAACTTGGATGGGGTCTACATGTAAATGAGATTGGCGACAACGAGCATAAGGTCCCTGTAATCGATTGGCGTAACCAAACGTTTACATTGTATGAAGAAGATTTAAAAACAAAAGTCTTCTCCATGTCACTAGTCGATTTCTGTACAAAATACAGTCAACTAATTATGGTATAATATGAGTAGGTCCAGGGGGACCTATTCATCAAGGGTGCGGCTAATAGGAATTTCTTCCCAGTCGCTAAGTAAGGCAAATCCTTTTCCTTTCGTTGGTGGATTTAGCAGCCTTTATTACAGCCCCTCCTTTGTGCATCCGTGCACGGGGAGGGGTTCTTCTTTGCCCGCAAAAGATTGAGGGTATCATATTCTGTTTACGGAAGTCAAGTAAAATCCCTGGAAATTTGATCAAGCTGGATGTGAGACACATCATATAGACAAATGTCAGTGGTCCGTTATATAATTGGTTTCCAACCAAACGAAAGGATATAAAATGCCAAACTGGGTATATAACACTTTGACCATACAAGGTCCAAAGTCAGAAATCGATTATATCAAAGATAGGCTAAATAAGCCATTTACTGTATTACATGATTCTTGGAATTCTAAGACTATGGAGATGGAAGTATCTGAAACTCATTATTCCGCCCCTGTCTTTGCATTCTGGAATATCCACTCTCCACTTGAAGAGGGTATTACCATGGAAGAATATGTTCAGCAACCTAGTCGTCTAGGAATTGACCCACAAGACCCTGAATGGTTTGCTAAAGAAATTGCACATGCCAAAACTCAAAAGGATTGGTATAACTGGAATACATCTAATTGGGGAACCAAATGGGATGTTGCTGTTCGTGACGGTGACGAATGGCCTGAAACAGAATTACTAGAACACACATCTAAAGGCGAGGACCAATGGCTTGTATATAAGTATAATACTGCATGGTCTCCTGCTGTAACTATTCTAACTAAACTATCATTACTTATTCCTAACTCCTTACTTACTTTATCATTTGAAGAAGAAACAGGTTGGGGTGGGGAATATGAGATTCTTCGTGGCAATGTAACAGAACTAGAAGAATACGATAATAAATGCAGAGATTGTGATGAAATAAACACAATGGAATACTGTGAGAATGATTGTGGTGAGATATGTTCATCTTGTAATTATATGGGGGAGGCAGACCTTGATTGTGTCAAAGAATGTCAGACCCATAAGATATACTTGGATTCCGAGCATGTCCCTGATTACAGAATGGAGCAAATAAATGGCTGAATCATTTCTAGAAAATGAAAACCAAATGGTTATAGATGCAATCTATCAAGAGATTGGCGAACAGTTAGTTGAAGATTGGGTTCAATCTAATTTAGATGAAGGTCAGATGTATGCAGATTATAGATTTGCAGAAATGTCCAATGATAACTATATCAAAGGTAGATTTAATCTATTTTATGATTTGAAACCTGAAGACCAATATTATTTAGAATGGGATGAAGAAGCATGAGCCTAATGGGATATACAGAACAAGATGTAGATATTATGGCAGGACAAGTTCTTGAAGCCGCCGTTTTTATTAGAGACGGCAAGTACAGTCAGGAATTAGTTGACGGGCTAGTAAATGTATGGAACTTTCTTGACGGGCTATTAGAGGAAGGACGAATATAATGGAATCAGAATATATTAATAGAACTGGTCAACTAAAAGAATATATCAAACTACATATAATTAGTTTGGAACAGGACCTAGAGAATATATCTCAGGAAATGGAAGAACTTGACCCTGAATCTAAGGCTTGTAAAGAATTAGATTATGAGTATAACTATATATCAGGACAGTCCATTGCTACCCGCCACATTTTGTCAGTGGTAGAGGATATAATGGGCTCATGAATATAACAGCAACTGAACTAGACCCACGTCTACATAAACTCGTTAACCTTGGTGTTAGCGGCATTGATATCATGCACGGAGAACTCAAAATCAAAATGCTGGAGGCTGAAGCAGAACTGCAAATGGCTCAGGAGATTGAGGAAGAGAATGACTATAGCGACGCTATGGAATCCATGGAGCGGAAGTACTGGGAAGGCTATACAGACGCTCTAGCAAACCTATACAGCCTTACATATGACCTATCATTTGCAATTGCTGATAAGGAGGCAAAGAATGGCAATTAAGGAAGTTGAACTACCTACAGATCTAGAACGTAGGGACAACGTTTATAATGAATTAAACAAGATTGTTGACCAGTTATCAGCCTTGCCTGTCTTCCCGTCATTGATGTGGACCTGGGCCTTTGATGTGTTACGTAACATCTATGAAGACAACAAGGAGATTGCCGAATACAATGACTATGTCATTGCAGAGGGCACAGAGTTAAAACAAATCTTTGATAAGTTCTGGGAGGATGTAGACAGTCTGGGACTCAACATGGACCATGGCGGAGAAATTATTGAAGAGGTAATCCGTGATTGGATGATTGATAACGATTTCCTAGTCGCATTAGACGACGACGGTTGGTTGGATGACGGAGAAGATGATGAATGAGTCCATTAGAAATAGCATTGGCTCATGGAGTTATATATCTAATCTGTTGGATCTATATGAGCAGGGGATAATGTGAGTGTCGACCTGCAGCTGGCTCTAGCCCGCCTCCTTTTGGAGGCAGGCGATGAGCAAAATGCCCGTCAGATTATAACTAATCTAATTGAAGATGGGCTTTCTAAAAAAAATAAATAGGGGCAAAATGTCCGTTTTACGACGAATGGGCGAAATGCCTGGTTTACGGGGGCTATTTACAAAATCGTGGATAGCTGATATAATTTACATTCAACAAGTGATCATGAAAGGATCCATAACATGCAAACAAAGAGAGAATATCTGAAGTCCAAGGGAATCGTAGTTGGTGCCCGTGGTCGCTTTTCTGGAGCTGCTAAGGTAGCTCTTCAGGAGGCGGAGAAGGCTGGAGTCACCTTCGCTACCGAAAAGCCTGCAGCAAAGCTCCAAAAGTAACACAGGTCGATCTCGCATATCGATAAATTGCGAACATACTAATGGGGGCTGGCGGAAGTCAGCCCCCTATGATATAATCTAGGGTTCAAGAAAGGCGGACTATGAGTAAGACACCCGAAATCAAGACAGCACAAGATATAGCAAATCTAGCAGAAGACCACTGGTTCAACCCTGCTATTATGGCTCGCTACTTAATTGACCAACCATACTATACAACTGACCGAATTATGGAGCTTGTAGCTCAGTTAATTAAATGGGGCGGCAGGCGGCATGAAGACGAATTAACTCCTTCTGGTATATATGAATCTAATACCTCATCAGAAGGACTATTCCTGGCATATGAATTATCTAAGAAGTTAGATAAGTTAAAACAAACATATGTTTGGGAAAATATAAATATACCCAAATAGAAACTAATCTAGCCCAAATTATCCACAGGTTTATCCACAGCCTGTGGATTTTTTGTGGGCAAATTTGAGGGCAAAATTTTCCATTTACGACAGCATGTAAAAAATCCCTGAAAATTTGTAGGAAATATAATAAAATAGATCTAATATAGATCAAAATGTATATTAAATCTAGCATAATATAGCCAGAATTTGTCAGAATTTTCTATGAAAAAATGCTTGACAATGAGGGCAAAATATGCCATTTACGAGGCTATTGACAAAATCCCTGAAATATTGTAGCAAATTCTAGCAAATGGACATTACGTCTCAATATGTGAAATGGCTCAATTACATACATATATCTAATTATATATAACAGTAGTATTTACTCACATATCTGTAGTAAATATTCTCCACAATACTCCACTTTACTCCACAAAAAAGGCTCTATAAGGCCAATAGAGGATAGAAAAAAGTGGGGGGAGGGAGAAGTCTTGGCTTACTCTTCAAATGATTGCTGTGAAGCCCATAGAGC